CGGGTTTGTGAACATCGACGCTTCTATCTCATCGACGAAGGTGATTAGGCTGGTTTCCATATAGCCATTGAACTTCTCGTTTAGTTCTGATGCGCGCATCTGATGTACGTAGCGATGACCAAATATAGGTGCTATCACTTTTGCTATCAGCATGCCTTTACCAGTACCTTCTGTACCATGCAGTATCCATGCGGTGAGTGGTTTCTGTTTGAATTGGAAGATGAAGGCTAACCAGTTAAGGAAGTGCGCCTGTATAGGCCCCGTTCCCACTGCGCTGTCGAGTATGCGCTGGATGGCTGGGTACTTACCTTTCTTCTGGTTGGTCTCTTGCATGTATTCGCCTGGGACGAACATGTTGAGGATGTGTTCTACTTCGTTAACGATCGTGGGCGACTGTGGGTTGAATGTCGTGTGCCACTCAGGCACGAAGTCGCCGAGTGCTCTACCGTGGCCGAGTAGGAAGTCTTGCAGTTGGTCCCGGCTCTTGACTGTGTGCAGTTCGAGTGTTTGTGTGCTCTCGTTCCACGTGCCTTTGTGGTACGTCGCGGTGACTTTGTCACGATATGCCAATAGGATGTCACCGCTTTCGTTCGGGGTAGCATCTTGGTTATTACGTTCGCGAACCAGGTCAGCGTAATACTGAGGTAAGATTTCCTTGATGTACGGAAAGGGTTCACCTTTGAAGTTGTGGAGTAGGGTGGGGTCGTCTTTACGATGGAAATAGGCATTGCTGTCGCCTCCGTTTAAGTTGATACGATTGTATTCGCCGTCATCTATGACTTCATAGCGTGCTATTTCACCGGCGCCGGTTTGTACTTCATATTCACCGATCATTTTGGTCTTGGCTTTGGTAAGTGTTATTCCCGCAGCAGTTTGTAAGTCATTGAGTATCTTGCGTTGTGCTTTTTTCAACGCTTCCATAGGCTTGAGTGCCATTGTTTTGACGTCGATGGTGTCGCGTGTACGTTTGATAAACTGGATGCGCTCATCGCTGGGTACTGGTGAGTTCATACCAACGAATGTAGGTTCAGCGATATAAACCAGCTTGTCATTCTGGCAACAGGTGATGTCGAGTGGCCAGTGTAATGCAATCTGACTGTTAGATAGTGTCAGACCATTGCGCAGTACATCTGTAGTCAGGTTGAGGTGCATCAACCAGGCTTTGAGTTCTGGTGCTGGGCGCGGGCTACTGAGCATGCAGAAGATATGGCATGACAGTGTTTTGTCTTTTTTATCTAGCTTATAGCTGGAGCTATACTGGATTACATAGCTTACGTCGTCCATATTGATAGCGTGCATGAATTCGTCAGCGCTATTGAATGGCGCTTTATCCAGATCAAACACAACCATGTTGGTGGGTGCGTTGGTTCTTGTGGTGCCTTTGCGTGATTCGTTGACCAGTGGTTCTAGCAGCTCACCTTTCAGCATACATGGCTTAGCTACATGTTGTGATGAGGTGCGTAATACTTCGTAGAATTTGGCTAGGGTCTTGACCTCGATGGTGGTGCTGGTGAACTTGTTTACTAATGGGTAGCTGTCTTTATGGATGACTCCGTCAATGAGTTTTATTGTTTTTGTTAGCGGTACAGGCGCCGATAAAAATGAAAGGTTCATGGTTGCCTCTTGGGAAATAGTACGTCTTTCAGGAAGTGTCAGAGTGTACTCTAAACGGGGTGATTTTGGGTGATATTTTCTAAGCAAAAGTGTTACACATTTTGGGAAATGTGTAACAAAGTTTTTGTTTCGATTTCGTTACAAAGAAGATAAGTTTATCTTCTTCAAAATGTTACACTTTTAAAGTGTAACAATGGCAAAATGTTACACATAAGTGTAACAGTCTGGAAGCCCCGTGGTATATAGGGTTGAGGTAATTATTTATCTTACTGTTATAGTGTTACACTTTTTTTGAATTCATTCAGATTTAAATAAATAAAAAGTAAATATCATATACATACAATCTGGGATGAAGTTTTGAAAAGTGTAACAGTGTTTGGCTCGTTTTTGGCACCCAATTCACACGTCTATAATTCATGGTTAAAATGACCTAAATTACAGAGCGTTTCAATCCTGGTACACTTTGTTTTGTAGTCCCATAGTCGACTGGTTTGGTTTTATTTCGAGGTGACGAAGTCACCTCGAAACTTGTTAAGCCGCTAAACGTCCGTCGTCTAAGTTACGCATGTTGGTCTGCACTTGTTTTAGTGCATGAGTTATTAATGGTATGTCGCCCATATCTACTGCTCTGCGTTGTAACACACCGAGGATGATATTATTACGTGCTTTATTCAGAGCGCCCTCCACTTTCAACCACAAGTTATTCTGCTTGGCTGGGCTAAGCATACTGAACGCATTGTCTTCGTACTCGCCGTCGAGTGTTGGCAATGCCAACGCTACACTCAATACTCGCTCGGACATACCAAACAAATCCTGACGCTTGGCTTCAGCGTCTATCTTATACATCATCGTGATGTCCTCGGCTTTCAATCCTTCGATGTCGAGTGACTTGATTAGTTCGTCAAGCTGGGATTTAGGTAAGTCTTTGACAGTTGCTGTTAAGAATTTGAGTGTGCCGTGTAATGGCAACACATCCTCGGTCGTGTTGCGCTCTATCATGAGCATGTCATGCAATGCTGAACGCAGCGTCACCATTGCTACTAAATCATCCCAGCGATTAGCTTGGTTACCTAACTCTGCCGCCATACTACTTTCGTATTTGGTTTTGGGGAAGTCCATGCAGATTTCCTCATGGATGTCGTCCCCGTTGTGGTCGCACGCACGCACTATGCTCTGCGCGTTGTACAGGATAGATGCGTTGAGTGAGCCAACCAGACTGTAAAGTACAGATGATTTAGCGTTGGTAGGTAGGTCTTGGATTAAATCAAACATGGTAATTTCCTTTTAAGTAAGTAAGTGGGTGAGTGCCTGCGTTTTACGTCCGCAGGTACGACGTACTACTCTTGAATGTGAGGCTGATTGATGCGTTAATCACTTGCCGAAGGTGAACGGTATACCCGCCTTTTGCTCCATTAATTGCCGCCTATGATGAAATCATCGTAGTAGGCAAAGTCTTCGTGCTCATCCAACTCGCGTTGCATGAGTATCTCGACTGGGTTGTCGCGCTCGCTACACGCGGATGATTCAAACAGCCAGTCCGCAGTAGCTGGGTCTGGCGATAAGTCTGATTGATTAGTCACGAGTCGCATACTACCTCCGTGTTGCATCTAAAATAATGAAGATGACAACCGCGATACCCGCGATTGCCAACACCCAATCCATGGGGTCGTGGCTCATAACAAGCCACGCTTCGCCTTAGCTTTAACTACAGGCGCAGGTGCAGGTGCAACTAATTGCCCTTTGCGTTTAGCTTCTTCATACTTGAAGCTGGCGCCGATGTCGGCAAAGAATCCGACTGCGTAGCTCGGCACAACGCCGACAGATTCAGCCACTTTGGTTATAGCACGATGGATAAGTGGGTCATTGTTATCAGCAACAACTGGATTGATAGCGGCTAATGCCGCGCGTTTCTGGGCCATATTCATGATAGTTTCCTTTAGAGTAAGTTAAGAGTAGGTGTTACGTAATACACAACAGATAACGATGAATGCTTCACTCATCGTTTCAACATACGCGGGAAAATATTCCCCGCTAACAAAGCAGCGATAGCCGCGGCAAAGCCGCCAGCCATGCTACCGCCGTGAAGGCTGAATACCAGCCAGAAGATAGATACTTCTATAGCGAACGCGATGAACGCTCCGTGTATCAATTTTGCCCACATTGACCATAGGCCAATGAAGATGATGACGCCGTAGATGAGCGGCATGACGTCGATGTGTGCTAATCCGTACATAATTACCTCCAATTAAAAACAGTCGTCGTCTGCACATGTATACTCATCGCTTGGGTATACCCAAGCGATATATCGCTGTGCTCTCACCGAATCTGGTTGCAGAATTCGAGCGCCGAAATCTGCTGTTGAGTTTGCTACGTCTTGCAGTGCAAGTTCGTAGTGACTATGCTCAACTAGTACAGACCTACCGCACGGTTGACCGTAGTCGTCAGTATCTTCCATTACATGTTCAACTATATAGCTCATGATTACCTCCAGTCCCACACGTGGTGGTGACGTTAAAGAATGGCGAGGCTTGCGCCTCGTCCTGTTGATTAGATTAAACCCTTGCGCTTGGCCTCTTCATACTTAAATGAAGCAGCCATGTCTGAGAAGAATCCCAGTGTGTAACTAGGTACAACACCGACACGGTCGGCTACATCCGTGATGACACGTTTAGTGATTGATTCCCCAGTAGATACAGCTGTTGGATTGATAGCAGCCAATGCAGCACGTTTTTGAGCTATGTTCATGATTGATACTCCGTATAAATGATTAAGAAATGATAACTACACAACACACGACAGATAACGACGGATGGTTCACCCGTCGTTGGGATATACGAAACCGAATCCGAAGTGGGCGGGGTGATGGTGGCGAGGGGGGAGGGGATGGCCCAGCACCATGCCCACCAAGTTTCACAGTTTCTAAGTTTCACAGTTTCACAATTTCTAAGTTTCCAAATTCACAGTTTCTAAATCACGATCTGCAAAATATTTTTATAAAATTTCTCACGTTCTTTTACTCTCTGATACAATCTGACGAATGGCGAGAAAGAAATCAATACTGACGGAGAAGCAAAGTAATTTTGTCGAAGCCCTACTTGACGGGAAGACACAAAGTGCGGCTGCAGCTGAGGCAGGTTATGCCAACGCATCAGGTGGTGCAGTCGCTGAACACTCGGCGAATGTGCAGCACGCGCTACGCGAAGCACGCAGCGAACTAAGTTCCGCAGCACAAGTTAAGCGGGCAGACTTGGTGGAAGTGCTGGTCGATGCGATAGAGATGGCGCGGATGATGGCAGACCCGATGGGGATGATCGCTGGCGCTCGCGAAGTCGGCAAGATGCTTGGTTTGTACGCGCCCGAAGAGAAAAAGATTGACCTTACGATTAACCAGGAGCGTTTGTTGCGGCAGTACGAAGAACTGTCTGACGATGACCTGCTCCGTGTAATAGAGGGTGAGCATGTCAGACTCGATAGTTAGTAAATTGCTGCAGATTACGTTATACAAAGGGTCGGACGATGGCGGTAGCTAAACAACCCAAGTTCACAGCGTGCCCAACATGCTCGACTGACCGACTAACAACGTCGTTCGTTGGTGGGGTGTGTAATTTTTGTCACGATGCAGGCGTAGCGCTACCCGAACCAGTCAAACCAGACACAAGACCAGTACGTAAACCGCGCAGGAAGACGGGTCTGGCAGCTGAACAACCCAACCCCATACTGACCCCTGCCCAAACCCCTAATATCACAGCAGAAGGTGCCTATGAGCCGCCGCAA